GCTCAGCGTCCCGTTGATGCTGACCGGCCCGTTGTGGTTCCACTGAGGCGCGGTGCTGGTCAGCGTGCCGCCTACGGTCAGATCTGCGGTGCCCGCAACGTTCATCGTCGCCTTTCCGGAGACCGTTGCCGAGAGGTCATTGCCGACCGTCGCGATCAGATCGTGGTCCGTGTTGAGCTCGACATCCCCGTTGTTCTTGAACTTCAGGAAGCTGCCCGACTTGTGACGCAACCAGAACTCGCCCGAAGGCACAATCATGGGCCGGTCGATATCGTTGAACATCGAGCCCGAGACGATGGCAGCATCGCCGCCTCCCTCCTGGGCCTCAAGCTTCACCGCGTCGCCGATCTCCGGCCCCACCTGCATCCCCCAGCCGTTGCCCACGTAGCAGCTTGTGATGGGAATCCAACCGGTGAGCACGTTGGAGGGCTGCAGACGCACCTTCACGCAGTAGGCGACGGGGTCGTAAGCGTCCACCAGCCCGCACCGCGTGTCCTGCTTGGCGTCGCCCGCGCGCTGCGCTGCGATTGACATAGCCTGTTCGAACTCTCTCATGCCTGCACCGTGCTTTCTGGGCTGGAGTTCTTCGCGCGGAAGAGCGTCCTGTAGCCGCCATCGAAGTTGAAGCTGTGCACCACTGAGGCTGGGTAGTAGAGCTGGTCGAAGGCAGTGCTGGTGCCCTGAACCTCAAGCACGGTTGACTGGTTAAGCGAGGTGTCGCCGGGCACGTCAGCGCCAAGATTCACTTCATGCTCACTGATGTCCTTCAGCAGCTGGTTGGCCTTCTTCTGCGCCTCGTCAGGCGTCATGTTGGGGAAGAAGAAGCTGTACTGCTGCGGAGGAAGCCCAGATCTGCCGATCTTGCTGGTGGTCGAGTTTTTGATGCGCTTGCGCTCCGCCGTCACCGTGAAGCCCTTCTTCTGCTTCTGGTTGTAGCTGCGCACGCTCACCTTGATGCTGCGTGCCACGGTCAGGTTGCGCGAGAAGGTTAGACGCATGCCATTGAAAACCGGCGATGCCTGGTCGGCCGTCGGCGGCTGCCAGCGCAGGATGTGCGGCTCGACCTTCGCCGGGTCCGGCTTCGGCTCGAAGTGCAATTCGCGCCCTTTCACGTAGACCACGAAGCCGCTGACCTGTGCGAGGTAAGTGAGCACGTCCCATTCAGGCCGGTCATCCTGCGTCGCCGCGTGGTCGATCTGGTAGAAGGTCCCGACCGTCTCAGTGGTCGCGGTGACCACCGCCTTCAGGCCGTGCGCCGCTGCCAGCTTTTCGGCCACCTGCGACGCCGTCAGGTTCTGGTACTTCTCCACCGTCTTGGTATCGATGAAGCGCGAGGTCAGGTCGCGCCCGGCCATCACGATCTCGTCGGCGATGGGGTCGAACTCGATGTCGTCAACGTTGCCGATCAGCAGGGACTCTAGGTCCTCGCGAGCGAACGCTTCAGGCGTCGCTGGATAGCCAGCGAGCAGTTCAATCTCGACCTCCCGCTGGTCCGCCCACCACGCCCAGCCACGGTTCACAGGTTGCTCGCTGAGGCAGAGAGTCAACCGGAACGTGTCGGCCTGATAGAACGTGTTGTTGTCGACCTCGAAGCCAACCACGCCCTGCAGGCGCTCGCCATTGGCGAACACCGCGCCGCGCGGCCGCGTTCCGACCGACACCGGCTCGGGGTTGTTCACTGCGTTGGCACTCCGCCTGAATCGATGGGATTCGCTGGAATCTGCAAGCTCTTCACGCCAGAGATCACCGCATCTGTCAGGCCGGAGGCCTGGGCAATCGAAATCCAGCGTGTTGCGTCACCGTACTCGCGCGCAGCAACGTCGAAGAGCGTGCCGCCAGCCACCTGCAGGACCCGCGTGGAGGCCTGCTGCTGCGCCATGCTGACGTTGCGCGACATCCGCGTGGCCAGGCTGCTCAGGTTCAGCAGCGTTGGGTATTGCGCTGTCGCGCTCACTTGCGCGGCCATCGTGCTGATGGTCTGCGCCAGCGGCACACCAGGAAGCACGCCGCCTGGCGATGTCACGGCGCTGATCGTGTTCGTCACGGATGCCGTCAATGTCGTGACGCGAGAACTGACTGCGGTGATCGCTCCCTGCACCGCTTGGACCGTCGCATTCGTCGCTGCAGCAAAGCTGCTGACGCCGCGCACGGCTGTATCGAGCGTGTTGAGTGCGCTGGAAAGTGGCCCGTCGCCGATCAGGTCGCCCAGGCCCAGCATCGTGTCACAGTCGGCACCGATCGCGGTGTCGAAGCCTGACGGCGCGATGGTCTGCACTGGCTGGCTGTCATCGGAAACGACCTCCAGCGAGATGCTGTAGCCGACCTTGTAGTAGCGCTCGACGACGAACTTGAACTTGCTGATCACCACCGTGTAGGTGCTGTCGAAGAACGTCAGCGGCAGCGCGCCGCCCTGCACCCGGAGGAAATCCAGATACTTCGCGCGCTCGAGCGCATTGCCGCCGAGGAACAGGCCGCTCCATTGCAGCGGCTCGTGGTCCGCTCCCATAGCTTGCACCGTACGGGCGCCGCCAGGGAACTTGTGCACGGCCAGCCGCTGGTCGCCGCCGAGGGCGATGCTCTCGGGGATTTCGAGATTGGAGAACTCGAAGTCGCCCAGTCGCAGGACAGTGTCCATGGTCAACCTCCTGTAGACACGTCGAATGCGCGCAGCGACATGCGCCCGTCAGCGGTGCGAGGGCCCGTGCTGGGTCGGCTCAGCTCCTTGGCCTGGTAGGTCGAAACTGCCTTGCCGATAGCCTTGCCGTCAAGATTGATGGTCGAGTCGACCTGCACCATCTGCGGACCGGCCCCGCGGATATGGGGACTGCCGAAGGCCGCCCCGCCGCCGTTGGTACCGAAGCCGATAGTCGAGCCGTCAGGGTTGACGCCAGGCGGTGCCACGACCTTGCCGCCGCCCTTGGTCGCATCCATCACCGCGCCAATGGCGTTGCCGATCGGATTCAGCGGCGAGTGGCTGTAGAGCCACCCGATGCCTTCAACCAGCTTGCCCACGGCCTTCTCGTTGTCGTTGATGAACGATGACACGCCGCGCATGAAGGTGCCGGCATTGCTCAGAATGTTCGAGAACGCGGGAAGCATCAGGACGCCGAACTCCGTCTTGAAGTTGGTCCAGGCGGCAACGAACTCGGCCTCCTTGCCTCCCAGCCCCTTCTTCCATGCGTCGACGGTCTGCTCGGCGCCCATTGCGTTCTTCGTCAATCTGAAGTCGCGCATCGCCTGCATCTGCTGCGTCGTGAAGTTCGCAGCCATGTTCGAGCCAGTGCGGTTCGACACCAGCTTGTTCATGAACGAGATGATTTCCGAGTCGGTTTTCGCGCCCGCCGCTTTGGCCGCCTCGGTGCCGTAGGTCATCAGCCACTGCGCGGGGTTTTCGCGCAGCATCTTCTCGTCCTTGATGCCAGTGATCTGCACGGTGTTGTACGGCTTGCCGCCAACAGTGCCATGCGTTACCGAGCCAAGCTTCACCAACCCTGCTTCCTGCAGCGCGGCCATGGTTTTCTTCGTGGTGCGGCCAGCGACGAGGTTCTGATAGAACGACATCAGCGCCGTACCGGTGGCCGCCCCGCCCTGCTCCTGCGCCAGCGTGCCCAGCATCATGATGCCGTCGTCGCTGAGGCCCTTGAATGCGGCCCCGCCGCGCTTGGCCATCTGCTCCAGATCCTGGAACTTCAGCGCGCCGCCGGATCCCGTCACCATGCGCTGAGCCAGGTTGAGGCCTCGCATAAAGTCCTCGGGCGTGTCCGTCAGGCCGCGCATGTCGTTGAAGCGCATCAGCGAGCGTGCAGTGCCCTCGTCGATCTTCCCGACCTTGCCACCAAAGAGCGTCGAGTTCGCAGCATTCAGCTGCGCGATGATCGGCGAGAGTTTCAGCGCGTTGGGCATGCTGCCGAACATGCCGACCGACTCCCGCACCGTCTCCAGCAGGTCCTTGCTGGCCACGCCGAAGGTATGCGAGCCACGCGCGAAGGTACTTGCCTGCTTGTTGACCTCGTCACCAAGGTTCAGTGTTTTGAAACGGATGAAGGCGGTTTCGTAGTCCTTCGAGGCTTCGTACAGCGAATGGGCCATGTAGACCGTGGCCGCACCGGCCGCCAGCGGCACGACGGCGCCACCGACGCCGAAGCCGAACGAGCCGACACCAACGCCGCCAGGGCCCATGTGAACGTTGCCGCCGTGCAGGCCAGGGTTTCCCCAACCGCCGCCGCCATGCCGACCGCGGCCAGCACCACCTCCGCCGCCCCCTCCACCTCCACCTCCACCTCCACCAATGCCAACACCAGGGCCGCGGCCACCACCGCCAGCCGCGGGATGTCCCACGAGCGGCGGCATGGTCGCAGCGTTGGCACGCAACGCGGCGAGATGTTGATTCAGTCCAGTGGCACCGTGCGTGGCCCGCTCCATTGCGACGGCAGATGCGTTGATCGAGGATGCCAGGCCGCGCAGGCCTGCGGATTCCCCGGCAGCAGCTCGAAGCGTAGACTTCAGGGTCACCGAGAGCGCTTCCAGCTTCTCCATGTCGCGCGCCAGCAGGGCGAGCTGCGGCGACACCAGGTTGTTCAGCCGGAGCGTGATCCCGACGGAATAGGCTTCAAACATCGTTTCGCCCTAACTTGAGAGGTTCCCATGCGGTTGGGCATGAAGATTCGAGTGCACGAGTGGCTAGCCGACCGGCTTAGTTGGGTGCAGTACCCCGACGTGCGCCGCGAAATGTTGAAGAAGCGGCACCCGAAGCCGTCGCTGTGGTGGCGCTACAAGGCGCTCACCTGGCGCCAAGCCGGCTGGCTCTGGTTCTGGGTGTTCTGGTGCATCGTCGGGCTGATGGCGTCTATAGGTCCTGGAGCCCAATCCGGGGTTTGACCCAGCCTGCGCCGCTGACCCAAGCGATCAGGGTCGTGGCGGCCACGCGGCCGATGGCATCCGCGGATGCATAGGCTGCCGGGCCGACCACTGCACGCGCCGGCATCTTCGAGTTGCCCTGCTCCATGTAGAGGGCGATCAGCGAAGGGCTTCCCACCACCGCCATCGCGCCCTGCGTCTTGTGCCCGTACGAGTCGCGCAGGCCACCAGTGCGCAGTAGCGGATCGTCTGGCGTGAAGCCCTTGCGGATCCGGTCGTCTACGGTGCTGGGCGCCAGATTGGCCCAGGCCCCGAAGGGGCCTGCAGCATCCTGGTAGCTGCCGATGCGCGCCTTGGCGTCCTTCTCGACGATCTGGGCAGCCTGCTCGGTGATGTGGTGCGTTACCGCTTCACCAACCAAGGCCAGACGCGCGAAGTGCGCGCCCAGCGCGCCGAAGCTCTGGAACTCCATGTCAGCTCCTCTCGGGGAACGCCATCAAGTCCCAGTCGAAAACTTCGCCGCTCTCCTGTTCGGAGAACACGATGCACATAGCCGTCCGCCTGACGTCATCCATTTCGAAGGCCACGTCCATGTCGATGCCGTGCTTGATCAGCCAGCACGCCTCTCGAAATGTCGTGGCCGTGGCTAGTTTTTTACCGCGGCCTTCGCGGCGTCCGGATCGAGCTGAGCACCGAAGTGCAACGGCACGTTCTCCATCACCGCCTGAATGCCGGCTTCGTCGAGGCGCTGGATGAGCGCATCGAGCTCGGGCCGCTTGGTGATCCGCGAGACCGGGTCGCCGTCGATGGCGATCACGAACATCACTGGCAGCACCATGTTCACGAAGACCTGGTTGGCAGAAGCCTCGGCGCCGAGCATCTCGATCATCTTGAACTGCGCCAGCACGCCCGGCTTGCGCAGTGTGACTTTGCGGCCGTCGCTCACTGGCACCGTAACCTGGTAGTTGGCGTCGCGGGTGGCCTGCTGCGTGGGCGTTTCGGCTGTGGTGTCGTGGAGGGTGACTTTGAGATCTGTCATCAGGCCACCTTGATCCGGCGCGCGGCCATGAAGTTGAGCTTCTGCTTCACCAGTTGATTCGCCGTCTTCGAGCCTGCGTCCTTGAAGTCGAACATCACACCGGTGTAGCGGTACTGGCTGATGCCGCCATTCGGCTCTTGGATGGTCTCGGTGATGGTTCCAGACTGGATGTTCACGCCGGCGTAGAAGTCGGCTTCGATCTGCGCCCAGAAATCATCGAGTTGGCTGCCCATGCGGTCGATCGACAGCACACCGCTCCAGCCGTCGGGGAAGACCCCGTATCGGGTGATCCCGTCCAGGCCCTTGCTTGCTGTGTTCGTGGTCGACGGCTGCGACGAGAAGTCGGTGATGGCCTGCGCTGACACGGCAAGG